AAAACAATTAAGAGGATCTGGAATAGCAAGACCAGGTGTATCTTCTATTAGAGAAGGTTTTAAAAAAGGTGGTTTTGCTAAGATAGGTGCTTTTTTACAGACTATGGGTGAATATAAAAATTTAGCTAAATCTAAAGAACTGCATATGAAAAAAGGTGGTTCAACTAATTGGATTCAAGGTGCAATTAAAAAACCAGGTTCACTTAGAAAAACTTTAGGTGTTAAAGCAGGACAAAAAATACCAGCTTCTAAACTATCAGCTGCTGCAAAAAAATCAGGTATCACTGGTAAAAGAGCAAGGCTTGCTATAACTTTAAAAGGATTAAAAAAATGAAAAAATTAAATAAACCTTTATTTACAGATAGAAGAAAAAAACCAGTTACGGTTAAGGGAACTAAAGTTAAAGTTCCTAAAAATTTATCAAGTAATATGTCTGCTAGTATGTCTGCTCCAACTATGGACATGGCTCCTGATATGTCATAAACTACACCAATGGCTGACGCATCTGCACCAGCATTTAATAGTGGTGGAATAGTTTCTAGAGGTCAAGGTAAAATTATAAAAACTAAAACAACTAAATACTGCTAATGGCTGGACTTGGAAAACAATTAAGAGGAACTGGTATTGCAAAAGTTATTGATGCAAGAACTGGTTTTAAAGATGGATCATTCCCTGATTTAACAGGTGATGGTAAAGTTACTAAAGCTGATATTTTAAAAGGAAGAGGAGTTTTTAAAAAAGGTGGTTCTACTAAACCAGGTCTTTGGGCAAATATAAATAGAAGAAAAAAATTAGGTATAAGTCGTCCTAAATCTAAATCTACTATTTCTAAAAAAGCTTATGCTAATATGAAAGCTGGTTTTCCTAAAAAGAAATAATGGCTGGTCTTGGTATTCATACTAGAGGTTGTGGAATTGCTAGAATTCAAAAAGCAGATGGTGGAAAAGCTACCCCAGCTTGGCAAAGAAAAGAAGGTAAAAATCCAGCGGGTGGTTTAAATAGAAAAGGTATTGCTTCTTATAGAAGACAACATCCAGGATCTAAATTATCATTAGCTGTAACAACTAAACCATCTAAACTAAAACCAGGTTCTAAATCCGCTAATAGAAGAAAATCATTTTGTAGCAGAATGAAAGGGATGCGAGCAAAATTAACATCTGCTAAAACTGCAAGAGACCCAAATTCAAGAATTAATAAATCACTTAGAAAGTGGAATTGTTAATATAAACAAAAGGAGAAGAGAATGGAAACAGTAGACGTAGCTAGTAAATTACAACGATTTATGAAAGAACAGTTAAAAAACTTAACTGCTATTGTAACTTCTGGTGGTGTTGACAATATGTCAGATTACAAGTATATACTTGGACAAATTCGTACATACGAATATTTATTACAGGAAATCTCTAACCTGCTAAACAAAAAGGAGCTGAAGGAAAACGATGCCGGAAACATTATTAAACTCGACTGATGTTCAGTCAAATGAAATACCAAAGACTGTTCTAGGTCTTGAAGAAAAATACAAACAAGAAGATCAAAAAACTGTAAGAGCAGAAAACATTACAGAATCATTAGTTGATAGTTTACCAGAACCAAGTGGTTGGAGATTATTAGTATTACCATTTACACCTAAAGATAAAACTAAAGGTGGAATTATTATATCACAAGAATCATTAGATAAATTAAGAATAGCTACTAATTGTGGTTATGTTTTAAAAATTGGACCATTAGCTTATAACGATAAAGAGCGTTATCCAACAGGTCCATGGTGTAAAAAAGGAGATTGGGTTATCTTTGCTCGTTACGCGGGTTCAAGATTACCAATAGAAGGTGGAGAAGTGCGACTGCTAAACGATGACGAAGTACTTGGGACTATTAAAAATCCTGAGGATGTTCTTCATCACATTTAAACATAGGAGGCACTATGCCAATAGAAGATAAGAAACCAAAAAACGATCCAATGATCGATGTCGGTGAAAGAGAAGGCGCTGAAATTGAATTGGAAAACAACGAGCAAGCTAAAGCTGCTGCGGAGGAGAAAAAAGAAGAAAAGATAGAAGTTCAACAAGAAGCTGAAAAGCCTGTTGTTGAAGCTAAAGAAAAAACAGAAGAAAATAAATCTTTTGAAAAAAAAGTAGATTCTAAAAAAGATGATTTAGAAGAATATAGCGAAAGTGTTAAAAAACGTATCGCTAAACTAACTCATAAAATTAGAGAAGCTGAAAGACAAAGGGAAGAAGCTATTCATTTTGCTAATTCTGTTAAAGCAGAAAAAGAACAAATTGAATCTAGAATACTTAAAACAGATCAGAGATATGTTTCTGAATTTGAAAGTAGAGTTAAATCTAGTTTAGATAATGCAAAAGTAGCTTTAAGATCTGCTATTAATGCAGGAGATATAGATGCTCAAGTTTCTGCGCAAGAACAAATTGCTCAGTTAACTATGGAAGCAGCTAGATTAAGTTCTCTTAAATCTTATCAAGAAATACCAAAACAACAAAAAGAGGTTACAATTACACCTCAACAAAATGTTCAAACACCTCAAACTGATCCTAAAGCTGAAGAATGGGCTGCTAGAAACAGTTGGTTTGGTAATGATTCTGCTATGACTTATACTGCGTTTGATATGCATAAAAAGCTTGTAGAAGAAGAAGGATTTGATCCTAGAAGTGACGAATATTATGCAGAAATTGATAAAAGAATAAGACTTGAATTTCCGCACAAATTTGCTACAAAGGAAACAGTATCTACAGAAAATACAGTTAAACCTGTACAGAATGTAGCTTCGGCTAATCGTCCTAGCCAATCAGGACGCAAAAAAACTGTGAGACTCACACCTTCACAGGTAGCAATTGCTAAAAGATTAGGTGTGCCACTTGAAGAATATGCGAAACATTTAACCACGAAGGAGGTATAGGCATATGGTAAACGAAAAAAATACAATTAAGACTTCCCGTGCGAGCGAAACAAGGTCTAAAACAGATAGACCTAAAGTTTGGACTCCACCATCATCTCTAGACGCACCGCCTGCGCCGGACGGATTTAGACATAGATGGATAAGAGCTGAATCATTGGGCTTTGATGATACTAAAAATATCACAGGCAGAATGAGATCAGGTTATGAATTAGTTAGATCTGATGAATATCCTGAACAGAATTATCCTGTTGTCAAAGACGGCAAATACGCAGGAGTGATTGGAGTTGGCGGCCTAGTGCTGGCTAGGGTACCTGAAGAGATCGCTAAGTCTCGTGAAGATTACTTTGCAAAAAGAACTCAAGAACGAGCTGACGCTATTGCAAACGATCCTATGAAGGAACAGCATCCAAGTATGCCAATCAGCAGTGATAGGCAAACTCGTGTAACTTTTGGTGGTACAAAGAAGGACTAATTATTTAGTAATTCCTAACCAACAAGGTTTAAATATAAACTTAAAGGAGTAAAATAATATGGCAAACACAACTAAAGCCTTCGGTCTTAGACCACTAGGCAAAGTAGGTGGTGGTTATACTAGCGGTGGACAAGACCAATTTTACATTCTTGATAATCAGTCAACGGCTCTTTATCAAGGTGATTTAGTTGCTCTTACAGCTACAGGAACTGTTGTTCCGGTAACTTCGTCTGCTACTGGTTCCGTATTGGGAGTATTCAACGGTTGTTTAATCGAAGTGAATCCTAACAATAGAAATAAACCAACATGGCAAAACTATTACACACAAACTGATATTGCTCAAGGTAATATTCAAGCGTTTGTAGTAGACGATCCAAATCAACTATACTTGGTTAAATCAACAGGTACTGCTCTAGGAGTAAGTGCTGTCGGTGTAGCTTTTGATATTTTATATACTGCAGGAAGTTCTGTAACAGGAATCTCTGCAGATCTATTAGATCTAGCTTCATCTACAAGTGGACAATTATTAGTATTAAGCCCATCTCAATTTATTGGGAACGAAGTGGCTGTTGCTAGTGAGGACTTCATTGTGAAGATTAAATCAGGTCAATCAATACTATAAGGAGTATATAAACTATGGCTATATCACGATCACAACTAGTTAAAGAACTAGAACCAGGTTTAAACGCTCTGTTTGGACTTGAATATAAACGTTACGAAAACGAGCACGAAGAAATCTTCGATAAAGAAACTTCTGAAAGAGCATTTGAAGAAGAAGTTATGTTATCAGGATTTGGTAATGCTGCGATTAAAGCTGAAGGATCTGGCGTGTCTTATGACCAAGCTAATGAAACCTTCACTGCTAGATATACGCACAATACGATAGCTCTTGCGTTCGCAATCACTGAAGAAGCGATTGAGGACAACTTGTATGACAGACTTGCGTCTAGATATACAAAAGCATTAGCTAGATCTATGGCGAATACTAAGCAAGTAACAGCTGCTAACGTTCTAAATAATGGTTTCAGCACATCTTACCCAGGTGGTGATGGATCTCCATTATTCTCTACAACTCACGCTACTATTTCTGGAACTTTCAGTAATACATTAGCTACAGCTGCAGACTTAAACGAAACTTCATTAGAACAGTCGTTGATTGACATCGCGAACTTCACTGATGAACGTGGCTTAAAAGTTGCTGCTCAAGGAATGAAATTAGTAATTCCTGTGCAATTGCAATTTACAGCTGATCGTTTAATGAAATCTGCTGGTAGAGTTGGAACTTCTGATAACGATATCAATGCAATTAGAAATATGGGAATGGTTTCTGGTGGATACACTGTAAATCACTTCTTAACAGATTCTGATGCATTCTTTATCAAAACAGATGTACCAAACGGTATGAAGTATTTTGAAAGATCTCCTATCAGAACATCGATGGAAGGTGATTTCGATACAGGTAACGTTAGATACAAAGCTAGAGAAAGATATTCATTTGGATTCTCGGATCCAAGAGGAATGTACGGTTCTCCAGGAGCGTAATAACTTTAATTTACAGGGCGGGCTTGACTCGCCCTGTGAATACCTATAAAAACATCTGTGAGAAGATGACTTACCTAATAAAAGTATTTATAAATAGCATTAAAATCCAATTTACATTGGAATCCGAACCCATAAATTCATCAGAATTTTTACATCAGAAAGTACTTGACTTTCTGGGAAAAATAAGTAAAGAACAATTAGAAAAATTAATTACTGTTAAACAGATAAGTAATTTTTCTTATATAACCTATGAGGAGGTTGAGCGTGACATCATTGTCCCAATCACTTCTGGCCAAGAAAATAAACTTGGAGTCACAGTGGAACAAGTTATTTCTTGAACAGGGAAGACTAACGACTGATATGCAGTGGTTAGAAGTTGAGTTAAAAGAAGTCAAAAGACTTATGATTCAACAGGATCTTGAAGCAGCTAAACAACAAAATGA